TAGCAATTTCTGCGGTAGGTTTAGCGGCAGAAATACCACCAACAACAGGCATACCAGCCCCCATTGTTGCTGCACCTATTATTTGTGGTGCGGATTGTAGACCAGTATTAACTAATTTTTTTAACCAATTTTTACTTTCTGCCTGTTCTGCACTTTTAGAAGCTATCTTTTCAGAATCTTCTACTATTTTATTTAAAAGACTTGATGTCGTTCCCCAGTCAGGGTCTTTACCAAACTTTTCTTTAAACTTTTTCCCTTGTTCAGTTTCGGGTATAAGTGTATTAATAGGGTCAGTTAATTTTATTATTCCCATATCTATTAATCTCAATACATTGACCAATGAAGATTGATATTGAGCTAAACCTGATTTAAGGGAATATTTGATAATATTTCCCCAAGTAGGGTCAGGTTTTTCTTCTGGTTTAGATATTGGCAATCCTTCGATTAAAGGTTTTGTTACAGAAGTAGTTCCAGGCAAAGATATACCGCCTGTGACTTTTGCGCCTATACCCAATCCAACAGTAAATTTTAATTTAGTAGAAATAGGTTCTTCAGGTAATTCACCTATGCCTCTGGTCCTTTGAAGCCAACCAGTCTTTTCTTTTTCTTCTTCTTCATCAAATGTAAATTTAAGTTTAGACATCATTCACCTTTTTATTTATAAATTGATTTATACTGACCTTTGCCTACTCCACCAAAAGTTTTAAGTCCTTCTATAAAACCAACCTTTTCAATTTCATTTAACGGTTTTAATTTGGGGAATTGACTGACATCTATACCCATTTTTTCTAACATATTTCTATATTGCATATATTGTTCATATAATTGCTTATATATTTCTTCGACCTTTTGTTCACCTTTAAAATCAATACCAACTTCATTGCTTGTTAATGTTCCGGTTTTTAGCCAACCTTTTTCATCAGTAATATTATCGAGAGCTGTCTTTATTTTATCAAGATATGTTGTTTGGTTATTCGCCCAATCCTTTTGTGTTACTCCTAATTGTGATGCATCATAACCCGCTTGGGTATAATCATTTATAATTTTTTGTGCATCTTCCCAGGTATCGGCGTCTAATGCTTTTGCTCTATATTCTTCTAATTGTGGTAAAGAGGTAACTCGTGGTTTTTCTCCACCACTGACAGGTTCTCTCAATGATTCCTGCGTAATAGAAGACATATCTATATCAGGAAATTGTTTTTGTAAACCTGCCAAAACCTTATTAAATGTTTCAGGAGGAGCATTAACAAATTTAGATAAATAAGTAGCGGCACTGTTATAATCAGAAATGCCTGCTACTTTAACTTCCGTTGGTTTTGTTTGTTTTACAATATACTTCTTTAAAGAGGAATTAAATTCCCAGTCTGCACCCGGATGGACCTTAAGAAGTTCCTCTGGTGAATTAAATCCTTCTGGTTGTTGTCCCTGTTTTTCCTCATACTGCTTTTTTAACAAATTATCACCAGCCACAAACATCTGCTTTCCTTTTTCACCTATCATTTGACCTTTTGTAAATTCATATAATCCTGGTATGTTGCTGGGATCGAAATCTCCTATTGACTCTTTATAAAATTTAAACCAATTAAGGTTATTTTCTAATGTATCTTTATCCATTTTCATTATAGCGTCATAAGAACCTTGAATTACTTCCTGGACATTATAAGCAGAGGCTAAATATGCCGTATTCAATTGTAGTTTTTCATCATCGGAAAGTGTCCCATCTGCATAATAACCTTCTATTTTTTTATTAAAAATAGACACAGCTTCCGTAAGGTCATCTTTTTCTTTTTGTATTTTTTCTTTTTGTTCTTTTTGCCATTTCCATTCCTTTGCTTGTTGTGCCATTTGGAAACCAGTTCCTAATCCTTCACCTAATCCTTTTAAGAAAGAACCAGTATATTTAATTGCCATTTAAATCACTTCCTTTTCGAAAATACTGCAAGTCTTATAAAATTCAAATTTACCCACTCTTTTATTGATAACTTTTTCATTTCTATTGGTAATAAAAGCAATTTTTTTAACTTGCAATTCCTTTGCTTTTTTTACTGCAATATCTATAAATTCTTCAAGTAAATTAGGATAATGGGCATTTACCCAAATAAAAAGAAGATTAAGAGTTGCCTCATTCACCAAATCTTTCATATATAACAAAACTAAACAACCATTCATTTCATCTTTATCATAACTTACATAGGTAAAAACACATTTATTGTAAAGTCCACTTATCATATAGTTATATAAAATTTTCTGGGTCAATCTTGCCCCTTTTACTTCTTGTAATTTATCGCATATATTTAAAAATTCATTACTATCTTCACATAATATAATCATCCTGTTATTAAACTGAGTAACCCACCTAAAAGGGTCCCAACAATTTTTCCTCCACCTTCAGCGGCTGCCGCTTTTTGATTTGCCTCTATTTCCATTTCTGCCATTTCAACATCCCAAATATGTTGTTGTGATGCTGCGGCTGAATCAATCTGTGCCGCTAAATTCATATTGGCTTGTTGATAGGCCTGATTAATGCCCAATTTATAGATATCCATCTTGGCTGCCCAATTTGCCATAGTAGCTTGAGTTTTAATTTGGAATACTGCTAAATCATAATTAGCCTGGGTTTCCCATTCGGCTATATTGAATTGATTTGCCATCTTCCACGCTTCAACCATACTAGTACTATTCTTATCCCAGGCAGCAAATATAGCCTCTGTATTTGCCTGCCAACCTACTAAATTATATTGATTTTCCATTTTCCATTGGTCTAAATCAACACTAATTTGAGCTTGATATTGTATAAGGTCAGCTTGAGTCTGTGCTTCCCAGGTAGCCATTTTACCCGTATAGACCATTTTAGATTGTTCTTGTAAATAACCAAGAAACTGTCCTGCCTGTCCTAAAGCATTTTCAAAACTCGCCATCTTCATTAATGAACTTTTAATTTGAATATCGGTTATGCTCGCAGCGATTGCGGTGGTAGTTGCGGATTTAATCTTTTCTGTATTCCAAAAAAGCAATCCCGAATTAGTAATCCCTCTCCGCTCCATATCATTAGCCATCAACCTCAAATTTTCATCTTCCCTTGCCGTTAATGCTTGAGTCTGTTGGCGGATCATTAAATCTTGAGTCGGTTGATCAATACCTAATCCACGTGCCTCAATAATACTTTTTATCTCTCCGCCGGTCATACCTGACCACGCCTGTTCTTCTGCTGTTGGTTTATATTCTGGTGCAGGCGTTACTACTGGTGCTGCTATGGTAGGAGCTGGTGTAATTGCCGGCATCACTGGAACAGTAGGTGCTTCAACTATAGACGCAGGAGTAACTGTAGGCATAGGTGCTAATGCAGGTGCTACAGGTGTAGGTGCTTGAGGCATTAACGCCATCTGTTCCTCAACGCTTGGAGTGGTAGTCGTTGGTGTTGTTGTAGTAGGTGTAGTAGGTGCAGTAGTAGTCGTAGTAGTCGTTGCTGCTGGTGCTGCTGCTGCTGGTGTAACCGTCGTTCCTATAGCAACTGGCAATACTCCAGTTAACTTATACTTACTGTAAGCATCGGTTAATTTAGTTGAAGTATTAAGTCCATACCCATTTTGATATTTTGTTTTAAATGTGGCATAATCCATTGGAGAACCAGTTTCTTCAGTACCCCACTGAAACCCAGGTGCTGGATTAAGAGTTGTATCCAATATATTTGTAAACCATGACTTTGTTGCCAATTAAATCATCTCCTTAAATTTCTTGTTTGACATATTATAAATTCTATGATATTTTAAAACTATGAAAAAATTATTAGTCCTTTTTATTATATTAACTATATTTTTATCAGGTTGTAATTCTGTATTTGACCTGAATGATTATATATATAATTTAGGCAACTTTACCTTGCCTGATGATAAAGAGTTTATACAGACCATCGAAAGTTTAGACACTCTTGATAAAATATGTAATTATATGAATGATAATTTTATTCCAATAGAATATAATGAAAATGTCTTTGACCCTTATACTATGTGGCAAGTTAAAACAGGTGATTGTAATGATTATGCAAGTTTTGCTATATTCTGTGCTAATTATCACAATTATGAAACTTACCAGATATGGTTAATATTTCCTGACTTTTCCCATATTATTGCTGTTTATAAAATAGATAATGGTTATCTCGTTTCCGATTGGGATTATTTACACGAAAAAGTTTATAATAGTTTTAGTGAGATTATGCAATTCTTCTATTGTAAAAATTATATAGTCTATGATTATAATATGAATATAATCGAACAAGTAACCTAATCCCTTCATTTTTTATCTTCCGTAATTTCCTTTTCCTTTATATCTACCCTATTCACAAACCTATAAAAAGTTTCCAAATTATCCAAATGAAAATGCATATTTTTAAGTTCTTGCAAAATCTCTTTTAATATTTCCTCTTTCATTTAATCACCTCACTTTAATATTCAATGAAATCGTAATTTGAACACTTAATCGAGTCCTCGCATTAGATGTAAATTTAATTAATTTTCCCCCTGCTGTATCTATCATACTGGTAATATCTAAATTTTCGTGGTCTGCGGTATAACTCCCTACTGGTAGTGAATAAGTCAAACCGTTATCTCTACTGACATAAAACATAACCGTAGGAGATGTCGAATCCTCATAAATCCCATAAGTAATATCGTGTGTATGATTAGGTGTAGAGTGGGTATGGTCTGCTACCGTATGGGTATGGTTATCTACTGTATGGGTGTGATTTGCGACTGCTACTGTGTGGGTATGGTCTGCTACCGTATGGGTATGGTTATCTACTGTATGGGTGTGATTATCTACGGTGTGGGTATGGCCTGGATGGGTATGGTCAGGAGTAGTATGGGTATGTGCTGCATTACATACCGAATAACCATCAGCTGTCGAACCCAAATAACCATCAGCGTGAGCAACAAACGCAACAGGAGTCCAACATCTATTACTACCTGCCTCACTTGCTCCCGAAGTTGAACCTCCCCCACTTGGGGTAGAAGTAGATGAACTGGTCTGTCCACCACCACTTGAAGAAGTCTGTGCACCACCACTTGACGAAGTCTGTCCACCACCAGAACTTGAAGTTGGTGTTTGTGCTCCACCAGATGAAGAAGTCTGTGCTCCACCAGATGAACTGGTCTGTCCACCACCTGAACCACTGGTTGACCCTCCTCCACTACTTGCTGATTTAGCATAAGCCCTGAAATTTTGAAACCAGAAGGAAATATTGATAGAAACTATCTTTACCATTTCAGGGATAATGTTAAAATGCACATACATCGGATAAGTTGCGTCTAAACTATCTTGAGCATTTATGACATAGGTATTCCTGTATTCCTTTAGGTTGGCACTACGTAGTCCGCCCCGAATAGTATCGTTTATCTCCTGTAATTGTAGTTTTATTTTGTTTATATCTTCAGGTTTTATATTCTCTAATCCTAATAAACTATTTATATCCATCATTCCTTCTCCTCGGCAAATGCCTCGTCATCATAACAAATAGCTAATCCGTGTATCTCAAAGGCATATTTATCTGATATATAAGGTCTGATTGAAATTGCCCTTGCCCTATTACCACCAGAAACTAAACCAATTCGATACCATTTTGTGGTATTTGCAGTTATAGTTTTTGTTTGAGAAGTTATTTCACTTGCATTATCTAAGGTATAATTCATGGTAAGAGTTGTCGCAGTAGTAGATTTCACTTTTATAAATATTGAATAGAATTGTTTATATACTTCAGGTGTTCCAAAATCTAATGGTTCTATATCGTCATAGGCAGTAATAGCAGAACCATCGTCATCCAACCCTGAGAGAACTTTATAAATTCGTCCCTCTGTATTACTTCCACCTTTTAAAGAAAGTCCGTCTCCCCCCTTATCCCATTTACTAAAGCAAGAGAAGGCAAAGGAATATATCCCATATCTACCTGTTGAAAAGTCATAATATATGGTTACGTTAGGAACGGCACTTGTCCCTGTCGGGATACAAAGTAGATATTTATTGTCATAACAAGTGGCACAAGATAAGTGGGCATAAGTATAGTAGATATTATCTCTTATATATTTATTGAGTCTTCCGCCAGAGGAAATATCTATCGCACTGGCACTCTCTCCATCAAAAATGTATATTCCATTAAAAGATAAGTAAGGCACATAATTTTTCCAATTGGATACTGACCTTTTAGCTATACAACCATCTTCTTGATGGGCATTGCTATATTCGAAATTACCCTCATCCGTCCCCACCAATCTTTCAATGGTATTCTCGGTAAAGACAGGAAGTCCATTTAATTGTTCTATTAAACCCGTTATATTCTGTCCATTACCAGTAGGATAATAATTAGTGGAGGGGAAATATTCTACACTTCTAACCCCTGTGGTCTTGTCATAATTTTTTGATACATATAATTTATCATCTACCGCTACATTTACTCTGCTTAACCTTTTAACCACTAAATCAGGTGCGGAAGGTGGTGCATTATGATCGGTATGTAAAACGGATTTAAGTGATATATCTGCATCCGATATGGTAGAAGAATAAGTAGGACTAGTAATATCACTATTATCTGCAACTTCTCCATCATAATAATAAATTGAACCGCCTACGGTAGTCCTGTATATTCTGCGTTTGGCTATTTTAGCGTCACCTGAAGCAGCAATATTAATTTTAATTCCGTCGTTGGGAGTGGCTGCCGCAGTCATTGCAGCAGAGGCAGTCCCACCATTAGATTCATAACCATCCTCATCTACAAAGGTATATTTAAAATAGTAAGTTCCTGCAGTCAACGAACCATCAATAGTGGTATTATAAGTCGGAGCACCTGGAACGGTTATTCCATCAGTCCTGACATTGGTCATATTGTATTTCATCATATCGTTCGCACCATTGACGATATAACAATGATTGGCAAAGTCTGCAAAATAAGTATCACTGTCAGCAGTCAATGCTGGACATCCAGTTAAGGCGGTTGCACCCCAGGGAGTAGTTTCGGATAATTTATATAGACTGGTATTGCAAGCAACGATAAATTCTTTAGAAGTCGTTGCTTGTTTATAGAAACGATGCATCCCTACTATCTTATGGGTTGCATTTATAGCATCTCCTGTATTATATTTTGCATAACCTGCACGCTTGACTAACTGCCCATATTCATTAAAAGCAAGGTTATATAAACCATCAGGTTTACGAGGTAAATCTGTTAGTTTAAGTTCAGACGGCGAAAGTGCGTCTAAAAATTTTATTATAGTTTTTGCCATAAAACCACCTTATATTTAATTAAAACTGTGACCAATCTGGCCATCTCTCAGCCTTATGATAATGTGCAGGATTATCTTCTGCTATCATATTGTAACCTTCATCTCCATCCTCTAATAACTCCGATTTCATTTCAGCCAATCCTACCCAAAAACTTCCTACTTTTGGAGCAAGATAAAAGGCAAATTTCTCTATCTCATTCTTTTTCTTCCAGCACATCCCTATTGCATAATCAACTAATAGATAACGATAACCTACGGTCCGATAATCACCATCGAAGGGAGCTTGTGTCCCTGTAAGTTCAGTAGGCATCTTAGTTCCATAAATCCTGACTGTATCTGCTGCGGATATTTTATTATCGAAACCCAGCATATCCCCTCTTAAATAATATCGGGCGGGGGTACCTGAGCGTTCCAACCAGTCTTCATCAGAATCTTTAATCTGCTTAATACTCGTTGCCGCACAAACATCATCATTGTAATAAACCCCGCCATCATCAATGGATATGAAAGTAGAAGGCAATAATATTTCCCTATCATCTACAATTTGAGCCTGCCCGGTACTTGCTGTTCCAGTAACTAAAGTAACCGTCCAGAGCATCTTTACCATTTTTATCTTGGTAGAGGCAATCTGATGACCCTTATTTAATTGTCTTACGATATAGGCAGAAGACCAGAAATTTGCTGTCGTTTCATTGATAATATCTCTGACATCTTCTTCAAGGTCGGCAATGTTGGTTAATATGGACATCTATTTCACCTTCTTTGTTTTTAGTTGTAATTCTGTATTTGACTTGATTAAATCAATCTTTTCTTCTAACTTGGCAAGTTCATCCATTATCTTTTTTATCGCAGGTCTAAAATCTTCATCTCTACTAATAGGAATAGGCATTATTTATCCCCCTTTCTTTATTCTATAAATTTGCAACAATAAAATTCATCTCTTTTTTTTGTGGACCACTCCAATTCCAAACAACTATTAAAGTTGAATTCTTCGCTGTTCCTGTCGGTATTTGCCAATCATATTTATATTGTGCAGTTGTTCCAATTATCAAATCTGGTGTAGTGGGAGGTAATATTTCAGTCCTATCTTGTTTATAAACCGAAACCTTTATAACTGCTGGTGCTTCTTCTACACCTTCAAAATTTTTTATTATTGCCAAGAAACGTATTGTATCCCCTATAAGATAATTCATTTAACCACACTCCTCGATTGATAATTTCGATTCATTTTCTTTTATACTTAATAAACTTTCATTTTGAACTATTGATAATTTCGATTCATTTTCTTTTATACTTAATAAACTTTCATTTTGAACTATTGATAATTTCGATTCATTTTCTTTTATTGCAAGGGTTGCATAATATGGATAGTTAAATGTCCAAGCTTGGGTTGCAGTTCCCGAATAATTGAATATTCCAGTCCCGGTATATTCTGCACCTGCAATCTCATAACTATATTCTGCACTTCCAGAATAGTTAAATGTTCCACTACTTACATAAGAAAAACCTAAAATATAAATTCCTACACCGCTAAAATTACAAGAACCAATCCCTACTGTGTTAAAATTAAATTCATAAGATTGAGTGGCAGTACCTGAATATGTAAGTTGCCCACTTCCAGTATAAGTAAAACCGACTGTTGCTATCGCAGTACCCGAAAGAGTTAATTCTCCGCTGCCCGTATATAAGTAATTACGTGAATGTATTTGTGTTGCAGTTCCTGAATAGACGAATGTTCCATCGCCTACATAAGAAAATCCAATACTATAAAGAGCACTTCCATTAAAGTTATAAGAACCATCACCTAAATACGAATAATTAAAAGTATATGCCTGAGTGGCAGTTCCACTAAAAGTAAATGACCCGCTACCCGTATAGGTAAAATCTGCACCTTCAGTTGTATATTCACAAACTGCACTTCCAGAGTAAGTTAGTGTTCCATCGCCTATGTAAGCAAAACTCAAAACATAAGAACCTGCACCACTAAAGGTATAAGAACCAGTTCCTGTTGTATTAAAATTAAAGGTATAAAGTTGAACTGCTTCTCCTGAGTAAGTTAATAATCCGCTTCCTACATAGGATAACCCTAACTCATAAGAACCTATCCCGCTAAAGGTAAATGAACCACTACCTACATATTGAAAATCTGCACCTGCAATAGTGTATTCACATATTGCTACACCCGAATAATTTAGTGAACCGCTTCCTACATAAACAAGACCAAAACTACACTCGGCTACCCCTGAGTAAGCAAGTTCTCCACTACCCGTAAATAAGAAATTAAGTAAATAAGATATTATCGCTTGCCCTGAGTAGATTAACTCACCAACTGCTGTAGTAAGATAATCCCTTGTATGAATCTGAATTGTCTCGCCAGAATAGGCAAATGAACCGCTTCCTACATAAACAAGACCAACAATTATTACTGCACTTCCAGAAAAAGCTAAACTCCCATTTCCTACGTATAAATAATCGTGTGTATAAAGAGCACTCCCAGAGTAAGCAAACTGACCTTCTGCTGTAGTAAGATAATCCCTTGTATGGGATTGGGTAGCCGTTCCTGAATAAACAAACGTTCCAGTTCCTGTATAAGTAAAATCGCCACCTGCTGCCACTCCCCAAAAATCTGCTTCATACATATACGCAATATCTTCATTGCCGCTATTATAAAATTTAACCCTCATCGCTGTAACTGTTTGAGTAGAACCAATTTCCTTTTCTACCCAAACTCTATGAGCATAAGTACCCTCATAAATATTATGCCAACCAGAAGAATAATAAACATCTAAACTTATTTGATTAATATATGAAGCATTATAATAGGCAGAAAATCTTACTTTAGAACAACTTATAGCAGCAATGGTAAGTTCTAAATATGAAGACCACGAGGTGGGGGGGATGGTATATTTAGTTGCCAAACCTAAATCCTCATCGTAAGCCTTTACTTCCTCAATCCAAACATTATCAGGATCAACATATCCAGTCGGAGATAACCAATTATAAGGTCCCATTTGTATACTTGCCAAACAAGTCCCAATTAAAGTCGAATTGGTATATAGTGCAAATTCATATACATCATTATCGTGAGCACCACTACAATCTAAAGCCCATTGCAGTTCGGTATATTTTTCATCTGCAAGGGAATATGTTCCTGAGTCAGGTAGAATATTATCCCCTTCGTTTTCCATTCCATTTTGCCAGGTATAATTAGTTTGAGCAGAACAAATTTTACTTTCCGTTGGTAATGCCTGCCCATCTACCAAAACGGTATCAGCGGCATAGGATATTTCCCCTGTTGACCCTACTGCCGCAAAACTCCCGCTATCGGTAACATTTCTCCATTTCAAAGTATAGGCATAGTTGTAAACACCTTTAGAACCGTAAATTCTTGTTGCCAAAATAAAAGGATTAGTCTTAACCCAACCTGTTACATCACCATCATCAGCAAGAGATTTATCTACCCTATTCGCATCGGCAATCCTCGAAGCACCCAAAGTAGGATAATAACTAGTTAAGTTTAACTTCTCTACTTTCTTTAATTTCTCTATTTTGTTGTCAAAGAGCATAAAATTTATTATGTGTCGAAGTCCGCAATAAGGACAAATTAGAATAGGATATCTCGAACCCTTTTCATATTCAAAGATATTACTCTCTAAACTGTATTCTTTTTTACAAGAGCAACATCTTATATTCATATCTCTCACTTCACATATTCATATTTTACGGTGCAGTAATCAGCGGTAAAATCTACCACACTACAACCTAATGGACGATTAAGACCCAATCCGCAAATCCATTTATCACCATATCCAGCAGGATTTTGAAGATAAACACATTGTCCATTGACTACGGGAAAGGTAAAACCTTCCTTCAATTTTTTGCAACATTTACCACACATAGAACAAGCACTAGTTTTGATTTTCCATTTATCATCCCTATTTTTAAAGGCAATAGTTTCAATCCCAGCAATGAGATATAAATTGCGATAACTTAAATCTTCTACCACATCATCAGGAATTTCTAATTCTATTTTCATATTAATCTCCTTAATCTGGTATAGTCACTGTAAAATTAAGATAACCCATAGTTTCGATTTGCTGTCTAATTAAATTATCCCTTGTTATCTGGTCTCTTACTATAATTAATCTTGTTTGTATTGCGGTAAGAATTTTATTTTGATTAATGGGATAATCAATTCTCATGCCGTAAGTAGGCAAATCAGGATATTCAGGACATCGCATACCAAATTCCAATACTTCACTTAAATCTGCATTAATCCAATGATGTATCTGATTTCTTTGAATACTAACTTTTATATTCATATTTCTCCTTAAAAAATACTGGGGATTTGAAGATAATCCCCAAACCTTTTATTCACCTATTAACTTTACAGTTATTTTTTCTGTTCCACCACCACTTGGAATACTATGTGGTGCATCAGAGAATCTTTCAGCCCACAATACTTTTGTACCTGCGTTGTTTATTACAAAATAACCATAATCGGTGCTTGCGGCAGTTAAGGTAAAAGTTTTCTGTGGTTGTTCCGCTGTGGTAACTCCAGTATTTGTCGCAATTGTCCAATCTGCACCCGCTAGAGTTATCCTCGCATAACCTGCTGCTACTGCCTCTGTAAAACTTGCGTATACACTTCCTTCAACTGGGGTATAATCATTGGTGTAAAGACATAATTTTACATCTGCCGAAGCAACTTTGTTTAACATATAGTTCATTAAATAAACTTCTCCTTCATCTGGGACTAAAAGTGCATACCATATAGGAAAAACAGGCAACAATAAAAGTTGCAATAACAGTTTTTTAAATTTAGCCATTTATATCATCTCCTTTCTTTATTCTTAATTCTTTATAGCGAATAATAAATTATATAATCCCCTGTTTCTGCTGACATAGAAGCATATAATCCAGCAGAACAAGGTACACCTTTTCCAGGAAACATTATATTAATTGTATGTACTTCATCACTTGGCATTAAAAAAGCAACGGCAGTATTAGCCGCCGTAATGCTATCATAAACAGTGATAGTAGTTTCCGTGGCAGTATCCGCTGTATAAGATACCCCTATTAAGTGACAAGGTCCTGTAAAGATAAGTCCACTTGCTCCTAATTTACCACTTGATTTAATTACCATAATAATCACCTACTTTTTAGATTTTTTACTTTTCTTTTTTTCTTTAGTGTGTACTTCTCCAGAGTAGGATTTACCATTTAAAAAACATAATTTAATATATTTTCCATTAGGTAATTTTTTAGTTCTAACCCTACCACCGTTTCTTACACATCTTTCAAAATCTTCTGGCATTTACTTATCCCCCCTTTTCTTGTAAACTTGCAAATTCTAATATCTTCTTAATAAATTCTGGGTTATCTACTATCAAAGCGAACAATCCACTACTAAATACCCTCACATATTTTTCTGGGTCATCAACCGCATACTCCCAACAAAGACCATGAATGTCTTCGTGCATTAAAGTTTGAAGTCTATTTTGAAGACCAAGAGATTTTTCTATTTTTATTAACTTATCTGCCTCGATTATTCTTCCGGATATTTTGTGACCATCGTCTGGGTCTCTCAAATCTTCAACATACTCTACGTCATAATAACTACCAAGTATCTTTGACTTTTTTATATCTAATTCCATATATCCCCCCTAATTAAACAATTCTAATTTTTCTTTAAAATAACCATCCACTAATGGTTTCACATATTGATTAAAGAATATCTTGGCTGAATCATCGGCATCTCCCTCAAATTTTATCCCGTCTTTTTCAAAGGATAGTTTTCCGATTTCTCTACCATTTAGCCAAAATATTATGCAATTCGGTTCGTTAAATTTTAAATCAACAAATCTACTTCTTTCCATATATCCCCCTTTCTAAAATATTGCGGTTTTGGTTCACCGCAAACCTTTTTAACTTGTTACCGTTAAGGCAGTGGTAACCGCTGTTAAAGTTGCAAGAGTTTTTGCTATAGTACTGGCAGTAGTATCTGCTGTTGCACCAGCTGTAGATGGTTTAGTTCCTGTGCTTGCCGCACCTGCAACACTATGACGATGATCTGCATATTTATCTGATATATCACCTAACTGAGTTACAAGTATGGCGTGGTCAAGTATCATTTCATCAATTATCACTTTTTGTGCAGCCACATCAGCTTTAAGTGCAACCAGTAAAGTATATAAATAACCCGTTCCAAAACCTTGTGCGTGTTTCTTTTCAATTTTTGGCATAATATTCTCTCCTTTTTTAAGCAGGCAGGGAGTTTCACCCTGCCTGTTTATTAGATTTTTTAAGCAAAACCAAGTGTTGTACTTACAACTAATTTTCCATTAGGCATTACTAAAGTAAGATATTGAGCAGTAGTGCCAGTGTCAGTAATAGTCACAGCAATATCTCCATCTGCTTCACTAATCAACTGATAACTTAGATGTGTCAATAGAATTTGTACAAATCCATCTCCACCTGATGTCAATGCTATTTCTCCAGATAAAGCAGAAGGGTCAAGTCCAGTCGAAGTACTTGACACATAAGCACGAACAACAGCGGGGACATCTAAATCATTACCTGCAAAGTCTTTTAGTTGAATAGTTACAACTGCTGGGTCACTTGATACTATGGTAAAACTTGCATCATAAGCTGTATCTACAATCGGAGTCCATTCCATAAAAAGTCATCTCCTTTCAAAATTATTTTTATACTTTTAGGATAGGGGAAGATTATACTCCCCCTATCAATTTATTATGTTAGTTAAACATTCGTAGGAACATTAAAAATATTTACTATGTTTGCTCCGTTCAGTACCGTGGGAGCGCACAGCTCATACCAGCCCATTGTTCCGTACATAGCTAAAGGATTATTAGGATCAGCCACAGGTGGACACATATAGAATTTCTTATTTAAACCCTTTAGTCTCACATTACCAAAAGAATTCTTACCAAAGATAGAAATAACATAAACTGCACCACCTGCCACATAAGTACCGATTGTTCCAGCAGTATGTCTATAAGGGTTAGTATCCTTATGGAAACGTACATTAAACATTTCACCATCTAAATTACGGTATAAATCTTTAGGTGCGGCATAATGTTGCATATTTACCCATTCGCTATCTCTTTGGAAATCATATTTCGTTAATGGACTGTAAACGGCATGATAGAAACCATCATCAAAGACCGCAGAACCATTAGATTCTAATAGTGCCACTGCTTTTCTAATCAATTCGCAAGATACGGTATCGGCAGTAGTTAAATCTGTAGTAGATACTAACCTTATAAGATCACCTGCCGCTGGTGCATTGTCTAAAGCGGTTACTGTACCAGTAGTAGTAGAACCAAAAGTTATTGCTCTTACTTGTCCATAATTTTTACCAGTTAGAAATACTATTATTCCAACTTCAGTACTAACTACTCCACTTAATGCAACTGACCAAATAATTGAAGTAGTAGTACAAGCAGCGGAAATAGTCCTCTCGCCTGAATTTGCACTATCAGCATCAGCTAATAGTCCAATTCCACCTTCTGCTACAACTTCCCAGATAAGAGAGTCAATGGTAGAAGCGGAAGCCTTACCTTGTTCTACTGCAGTCTCGGCTAAATCTGCATCCATATTAGTTAGCCAATATTTCTTTGATGGTTGTACATAGTCTCCATATTCAAGCACAGTCGCTGATACGGTATTACCGTAAATCTTGGTTGCAGTAGGGTTAGTTCCTTCAGTTAAGGCAGTCCTTGATAAATCAAAAGGTGATACACGAGTAAATTTTACAGTATCTCCCTCATTTTTGGGTATTTCTGCATTTTTCTCTCTGGCGGCAAACTGATCCCAGACTACAAAATTCTCTCTACCTTGTAAGAACTTCCCTTGATAATAGGTTTTATTAAAAGGTACACCTACAACCGTTCCATAATCAGTAAATCCTGCCATAAAAAGTCATCTCCTTATTTAATATATTTTGTTTTCCTCTTTTTCTACTTATGGAGATATATTCTTTTTTAGCCTTCCTTCGGCAGAGTGTCCTTTCGGTTTGCTTCAGGGGTGTTGCTTAAAATCTTATATCTTACCTATTCCCCGTTTATCTTCTTCTCTTTTCCATATCGGCTATAACTTGTCGGTTATATTCGGGATCATCTTCCATTTTTTCTATATCATATTTTGGAGCTGAACCCGTTGGATTAATCGATTGAGTTTCCAGGTCACTCAACCCAACATTACTTGCCTGGCTCTGATTCTTCATCTCTTCCAGAACCTCACGTTTAACCTGTTCTCGCATTGTTTCTCTTTCTACTTTTTGTTGTTGAGAAAAGTCCGTTGCTGACATGTCGTGGTAAGCCTGTTCGTAAGCATTGGTCTTATATTTAGTGAAATATTGGGGATTTTGATTTAAAAATCCTTGAACCTTTTCTCGGTCAAACTTTACGGGAAAATCTTTATACTTATTTTCCATTTCGATATAAAGTTTTTCCCTTCTTTTTTCTATATCACTTTGATAAAAGGGAGCAGTCTTAGCACTGGTCAGCTGGTCAACATAGTCCAATAACTCTTTATTGTATTTAGACTGTTTATTGAATGCCTTTACTGGATCTTCGTAATATTCACTATCACTTATGATTGGAGGTTGAGGTTTCTGGGGCAAGTTGCTCGGTTGTTGAGACTCTTTTATAGCCTCTTCTTCAATCTTATCAACCTTTTCCCTTAATTCTTTTGCCTCTTTTTCCTTTTGTCTATATTCTCCAATCTCATCAGAACGACTTTGAATAAATTTCTCTTTTTCATCCAATAATTTAACTAATTCTTCGGCTGATTTTCCCTTATATCGTTCAGGTAATTCCACTTTCGACTCTTCTACCTTCTCTTTCTTGATTGCCTGAATCAGAGGAACTTCGGGAGTTTCGCCATCTTCTTGGGCTACTAATCTCTCGGCTTCTTCCATTGTCAGGTCTTTTCTAATATCAACAGTCTTTTCGACCTTCTCTGAAGGGGTGGTCTCCTTTACGGGAGCTTCCTTTTTGAGGGTGGTGTCTTTAGTTACCATTCGATATTACTCCTTTCCTTTTATTTTTAATGGTTTGAAGTATTTTTGCTCAAACCAATTCATTTTATCTTCCAAATTTTGAAGTTTACCTTCTAAAACTATAGATTGAGCACCATATTTTTCTTTAAATTCTTCCCACATTTTTTTAAACTTTTCATTTGTATTCATTATTTCCCTCCTTTTATTCTATTTAATTCTCGCTGATCTTCCTCAGCTGCAATATCTGTAAACCTTAATAAATCTCTAAAATCCTTGACAAACTTTATTATCCTGCGGCAAGATTGAATAGTTGCTAAATCATTATTTTCTATATCTTGTAGTTTATTAAGGTTATCTTTCTCATATTTGCCTAAGAAATCCTCTATAATCTTCCATCCAGGCATTTTAGTCATTTTCTTTAGATTATCAGCCTGGGCAATAGATATAATTAGTTCAGTTTTCTCGTCCATCGTTATACTTCCCCCTTAGCCTCTGAAGACTGTCCTTGTTGTCCACCAGGCGAGGATACAGAGGAAAGCATACCCCCGCCCGGTAAACGACCGGGTACGGGGTTTACGCCCGGTCCTGGGGAAGAACTCTTTTTCTTCAATTCTTCCACCGCTTTCTTCTGCTTATTATTAAATTCCTTTGCCTCTCTCTCTTTCTTGAGTGAAGGTATTAGTTTTTCAACATCCTTGAACATAAATCTATCGGCTATCCTCTTGCAGATTTCTCTAATATCGATAATGGCTTCCATAATGGTCTTTCCATCTGGTCCTGGTTGTGGATTGCCAGCATCATCTAACTTCGCAGCAACCGCCTTTAAGGCGACATCTAAGAAAGCGAACAAGTTTTTGAGCTCGGTCATTTTCTCTAAGAATCCTGATACACCAGTAGGAATAAAGTCAGGGTTTCCCTTTAGCGCAATATTTTCACGAGTAATCTCGGTAAGTTCTAATTCTTTGGCTTTCTCTTTTCCTAAGACACGTATAGCATTAACCTTCTCCATAAACTGTATATTATGCTTATAAAATATCTCTAAAATCTTCTTGAAAGCAGGTTCTAAATTATTCTTGACCTCGGTTTTAATGGGCAATAGTGCCTGTTCCTGCATCTTCATCAATCCCCTGAAGGTTGAATGCACATCTTCCTTATCCCCGGAGGGCATAACCTGAGGCGGAGTAGAAGTCAATTCTTCGATTACCTTCTCAAACATACCGATAATTTGATATAGAGAGGATAAGGCAGCAGCCTGAGCAGTGGTGTTAAGGGGAATGATAGTGCCAGCCCTTTTTACCGGGAAAAACTTACCAGGACGTGCCTTGACTGCCTTGGGATTACCCGCATAATCATCTATTACCAACTCATACATATTGTTGGCAATGTAATTTACGATGTCAGTCAGTTTATTGTATAGGTTAGTAACCATCGGGACTAAAGCAGATACGTCTTCGCCCGTCCCTATCCCCTTATTCTCGCCGGTTAATTTATCTTTCCACACTGGGACGAATATATTACCACACCAATAAGGATATTTTGCCGCTCTGATGACTTTAACCCTATTTGCTAAAGTGATAATGCTCCAAACATAATCTTCTTGAAAGGGGTTGATATCGGTAGTATCGTTTAGTTTTCCTTCGATTAATCGTTGTGGTACTAATCCATGATATTCTAATAGTTCAACTGAATCTTTAGGTGCAGTAAGAGAAGCCTGCTCGAAGGAAGAAGGATATTTTGTCTCCGCAAGATCTTTGATATTAATGTATACGCCTTCTTTCTCTTTCTGTCTCAGGTAGGTGGCAGGGACATTTTTCTTCTGGAATATCTTCCAGGAAGTTAAATCTTTGTTAAAGGGGTCAGATAAAAATTCTTCCACAATATCTACATCTTCTATATCTGGACCGTCAAACAAAACTACGTCTTTATAACTATCCTTTCCAACTTTTTGCTTCTCCTTAATTAATTTCCAGGGGACACAGACCACACCATATCCATAGGTCTCGTAGTTCTGAATCCAGGGGACTAATTTTCTTTCTATTTCAGCATTATTCAGGTCATAGACTATTTTAAGTCTTAGAAGTTCTGCATTTTCTTCGTCGGATTCCTCTCCTGGCTCTAAATCAAAACTTTCTGCACCACGAGATAGAAGCATCTCCGCAAAGTGAGCTGTCTTATTGCGGATAATCTTCTTCAAAATAGGAACATTGATATTAGCCTCAGTAGATTTCTCATCAGTCCAAACGCCGGTATAAATGCTTTTGATGTCTCTCCATCTATCTTGAATAGGTCCCCAATACGTTCTCGCAATCTCATAAAGAGTCTTAACATAATCAATTAGCAAATCTTCCTTGGTATTGATGACCTTCTTCTCTTGTGAAGTCATATTATTTATATTTGTTTTTTTTGGCAGTATAATCACCTCTTAAAGAAATCTGTTATACTAATAAGTTTTCCCCTAAATATTCTTGGATTTTCTATAGTAATAAGTCCATCACTATCTGGCTCAATCTTACGTTCTAATCTTTTGGCCGCCCTTCTCAAATCTTTAGCATAAAGTTTATCTTCCATAATTTCCCCCTTACTATAAACATACATTATTCAGCATCCCAAACTGTATCCTTACAGCTTGATCAATAGATTCGCATAAAAGAAAAATAGATTTCTCTTTGTATCTTTCGATGTCTCCTAAAATGTGTAGCAAACATATCATTTTGTCTGCATTATTTTTATTAATTTCCATACTTTTAAGTTCTTTCCAAAAATCTTTAGTTATCATAATTTCCCCCTTCCTTATGATCCTGTATATTTATTCGCCCTTGCCAGTGCCTCTGCGTCTTGCTCTGCTTCCCAACTCAACCACTTTTTACTTATAACTGCGTGTTCTAGAGTATGTAAACCGATAATATAAGCATCTGCTTTATCAGGACTTCTACCCAATCTCTCTTTAATTTTTTCCTTTGGTTCAATTAGTATCTTGCCATTACGTATCAGATATGATACACCCGATAATTCCCTTGCTAAATCCTTGTCTTGCCAAGTTAATTTGATATCCTTTTCTGCAAATCTTCTCCCGGTATTCCACCACATCTCAGCTCGTAGATTATAATATTTTTCTTCTTCCTCTGTCTTCTCTGCACTATTCACATCCAAAACTTTATCACCCATTTCCCTTAATCTATCTGCTACTCCTGCACCTAAACCAATCACATCTACACCAATCAAGTCGGGGTTTTTCTCCTGTGCCCAGATATGTATCATCCCAGCAGTATACATAGTATCTTTCTGACCGAATATCATTTCGTCTTTGATATCCGTGCCTTCCAAGTAATAAACAACTGTCGTATCATCGCCAAACCTTGCTACATCTACCCCGAATACTCGTTTAGCCCTGCCTATATAACTTTTTACTACATTTGCTGCATCTCGAATCCAAATATCCTTAATGACAATATCTGCACCTTCAAGACTATCCCAACTACCCTCTAATAAAGCGAGTAGTTGTTCTGGTCTATGCTTAAAGGCTTCTCTTATGGTATCAAGATAAGTCACAGGTAAATTAAGATTTTCCGATGGTAAGGCAGGTATGTAAATTTTCTTAGGGTCATTACCTAATACAAACTCATCTTTTAGCCAGCAATTTCTGGGGTTTGCAGTAAAGAGTTCTTTATAAGGTAATGGTTCACCGTTAATTTGCAACCTAAACCTTGACCGCAACATCGACAATTTATCTCTGTCGCATTCTTCTGCTTGGTCTATAAATATAACTGCAAACTCAGCACTACTAAACTTGGATATGTCTTCTTCTCGGTCTAGTCCGCCATAAAAATACTTTATCTTATCTTGAAAAACAATCTCTTTATTTTGCTCTCTAATATAATATTGTTCTTGTGGTATAATCCTTTTCCACATTTCTAAAGTTGTCTTATTGAAATCTACTCCCTGGTTCCTGCCCATAAAACCAAGTGGAATAGGATATTTAGTCATAGATAACTTATATTTTTCTATTATCTGAATTGCAAACTGAAATAATAGCCAGCATCCTATAAAGGTTTTCCCGCCCCCCATCGCCCCACCAAAGAGAATAGAAAAAATGTTAGGGTCAAAAAAGGCATCCCAGCAGGCAGTTTGTTTGAGGGTTAGTTTAACTCGGATTTGGTTTTGGCTGTTCATAAGTCTTCTCAATAATAACGGTTAACGGTGATCCGTCTTTACCGGTAAGTTCACTAATAGTTTTAGTCGGCACATACCTATTTATAAAATTTTCAAGGAGCCGGTTATCTTTTCTCAATTCTTCAATATAATGTTTCAAGATACTTACATCGTGAGTCTTGTCATATTGAATCGCTACTTTGGTAAGGTCAAGAAGGGTATAGCCTTTTTTCTTCATGCGACCTATTTGGTTGCCTTTGGCAAATAATCTTCTTTTAGTTTTCTCGCCTATAGTATAATTTGGATCATTTGGGATATTTTGGGATTTGCCCATTACCAATCACCTTCGCCCATTTCTTCAATCGTTACCTTAAAAGCCTGCCCCTTCATTGATATTAATTTCAATATTGCCTCAATCTCTGAAGCAGGTATATCAAGTTTTATCCTGCTGTTCCCATCCTGCCCGGCAATATTAATCGCACTTAAGATGTCAGGTAAACTTGCAATAAATTCTATTTTTCCCATAAATCTTCCTATCTTTTTAAAATTTTAAAACTTTCTAATGAAAAAATTATTCTTGGACTTTTTCCATTAGTTTGAAAATATTTTCTTTTGATTAATATATCCATAAATTGCCAATAAATTATATTTGTTTTTTTGTCTACAATAAAAAGTATAACTCTTATTCCTTTTTCTTCTTGAAAATTTAATCGTGTTTCTACTTGCCATAAAGGAAGACCGTGTCCATAAAAAGGGGGAGGTTCAAAAATTTCTTGATGTTTGACTTCTCCTAAATACCATTTCTTATTTCTTTTAAATATTAAATCTGCTTGAAAAAATTGAATTCCCTTTTTAATTAAAAAATCTCTTATAACTTTTTCTCCTTCTAATCCTTCTTTTAATCTTTCTTTAAATTCTTCAATCATTATTCTTTATTTCGTTACCCCAACATATCCATCCTTCATAATTTTCTCTTGCAAACATTTCTAATCTTCCTTCAGGAGTTTTAGATTTTATTAAATCTCTTATTTTATCAGGTTTTTTAGAATGATATGTTTTGGCTTCACTAATTAAGGTTGGTATTGATTCTCCATAATAGTTTATAAGTATTTTTCCTTTATAAGCATAAATCAAAAATTCCGTTCTTCTATTAAATCCAAATTGTGTCCAACCATTACCTTTATCCCAAGTTATTAAACAATGATATTTAAAATTCCATTTCTTAATAATTTCCAATGCATCGGGAAGAAAAGTATGTGTTGTCCATAAAAACAAATTACAATTATCTGCCGATAAACTTTCTATGGGTAAATTTGTTATTTCTTCTAAATTCATTGTAAGATATTTTTCTTCTATTGGACTTTCCCATTTATCCATTACAATAGAACCAACAGGCCAGGGAGGGTCAATATAAATTGTTGAAAATTTACCTTCTGGTAATGATATTATTTCTTTCGGTTCTTTAGGTTCTGGTAAAAGTTTGTGCCAAATATATCTCCAACTGAATTGTTGGACACCGTCCAACTTTTCTCTTTCTTTATATTTTTTAAAAAATCTATGACAAGCCCACAAATCATCGGCACTTCCATTTAAATCCTTTGCTAAATTTTCAATTTTTTTACTGCCATATTCAGGTTTACCGAATTTTTCTATATCTAAATCAATTCTTTTTCCTATATTCCATTTAGTTAAAACAATACCTGTAAATTCTAATTTTCTTAAATCATTGATTAATTCTAAATACCAATTATTTATTATTTTTATATCGTTCATTAATCCTCCTGTAAAATAAAAAAAGCCCTAACAATTGAATTAATTAAAATTCAATCATTAGAGCTTCGCAGAGTGTCTCTTAAATAAATAAGAGCTTCTTTAGAGTGTCTCTAAATATTATTTAACTTTTATGCTTTGGGTCTTTTGAATATCCGATATTCCACCTTTGTAAAAATTAATCGTTATAGACCCACAATAATCAGGGTTATCTTCTAAAATCTCCTTCAACTTTATTAATATTTTTTTTATTATTTCATATCTTTTATTCTCTGTCAATATATTCTCCTTAAAAATATAACACAAAAATCTTTTAATGTCAAATTTATTTTTTATTTTGTATATCACTAATATATTCTGTAAAAATTTTAGAAATCTTTACCATAAGTATGTTAATTTTATTTTCACTATCGTTCGGAATATACCCTGAATGTTGAAATCTAAATTCGCTTAAATCACTAACAATCTTGCGTAATGTATCACTATTTACCCTTAATTCATCTATGCTTAATTCTTTTAATTTATTCATATTCCCTCCTTTTTTATTTAATTCAATGAATTGCTTAATTATCCTCTTGTCATGAAATTCCTTCGGTATAGTATATTTTTCTTTATTCATATTTCCTCCTTTTTTATTAAAATCACCCTCTAAATTCGTTCCGTGACAGGGGTATAGAAAATCCCGCTTGTGATTATACCTTACTTATCGTTCAGTTTTTTCACTTAAATCTACTTCGGCCTTTCCTAATTTCTCTATCTTCTCCTGCAACATTCTAAAATGATTCCAAACGTCAATTTCGAATTTATTAAACTCATCATCTAATAAATCTACTTTTGGTCTCAGGGTTTTATGAGAATCCCTTACAAATAAATCGTTCACCTTGCCAGCTTCTTCATAAACAAAATTAGATAATTCATTAAGTTCTGATTTTAAATCATTAATATCATCTTCTATATCTCTATCTCTCCTAAATAATCCCATCTTCTTCACCTCCTTCCAATCCTTTTATTAAATCCTCTAAATTCTTAACTAATAGATATATACCTTTTTCCTTCTCTATCCTCTTTTTAAATTCTTTCTGATTATCGTTATGCTTGCTTCCCACTGGCTTTTTCACTTCGATAAAATAAACTTGCCCGTCCTTTATAGCAATGCGGTCTGGCAGTCCAGGATAGCAGCCCATCCCCGCCAGTAAATGGAAATGAAAGTATCCCTTGATACTTAGATACTGTTTTACTTGATGTTTTATCTCGTTCTCACTTATTTTTCTTGGAGTTAATTTCATTCTATTCTTCGCCTTCTTTATACTCATTAGTTTCCTTTGGAAAGTATTTTTGCTTTAATTCATACATTTTCATTCCTAAACTTTCTTTCCCATATTCAGAAATGAAACAATCAGCAGTTACTAATATTTCTTTAAATGGTTCTAAGCCCTTCCACATCAACTTATACTTCTTATACTTCTTGCCTTGTTGGAGTAAAAAGATAATTTTTCTAAAATCATCTACTATTGATTCATTTCCTTCAACCTCCGAATAATCATTTACTAAATCTTCTATCCATTCAATCGCTTCCTTCGTATCCATATTAACCTCCTTTCTTTTCATATAAATTGAATATATTCCCTCGATCATCTTGCCCGCCTATTTGATTATCATAACCGTCAATTTGATATTCCATTGGAAAATAAGTTTGTGCCTGCTCTAATTTCTTAACTTTTTCTCCCAATTCAGTTATCCGCTTTTCAAAATCTTCCAAAACTTCAACAATATCTCTTATTATCACTTTATCTTGTGCATAAAAATATTCTTTTTTTAATAAGTCTAAGTTTTTACTCATTCTTTCCCTCACTCTTTCTTTTTTTCAATTAAATTCCATAAAAAATTACAATAATTAGCAATATCTACCAAATCTTTTTGCCTTATTTGATAGTTTTTACATTCAAATAAAGTTTCTTTTAATAATCCTTCTTTATATACTGGATTATCCCACTCAAACCAACCCTTCTTTTTATTTGATTTGAATCTTTTCAGGCAAGCATCATTAAATTTATGCCAATCCTTTTTTAATCTCACCTCCAAACTAATCATTACTTTTCACCCCCCTTCCAATATCTTTTTTTTCGGTATCCAATCCTCTTGCCACTCATAATGCTTCACTAACTTCTGATTAACCTGACTATTCTCCTTTATTTTAGCTAATAATTCTTGGCTCACCCTTTTCTCAAAAGGCATTACTTCAATATCATTACATATTGATTTATTTTCCCTATATGTTTGTGCAATAATTTTTACCTTATCAGGATTATTCTTTTTCCATTCATTAGCTTGCTTTTTTATTTTTTCCTTGTGCTCCAAATAATAAAGTTTCATATAATCTTGGTAATACATTTTAACCTCCTTTTATTACCAACCATTTTTTATAATCTTCTTTTCTGCATTTATCACTACAAAATAAATGTCCCCTACCCCAATAATGTATACCTTTAAGACCCATATAAAATCCCTTACCGCAATTCCAGCAATGCACTTCTATTTCAAAATCATCAATAGTATGGTTATTTTCTCTAAATTCATTTTCCATTAATAATTTTCCCCCTCTTTTAATATTCCTTCCTTAACCAATCCATCCATAATTGGTTTTATTTTATCTCGTATATATTTTGCAAAGAATATAGCCCACTGCCAGCCTACTTCTGAATCGTAAGCAAATTCAGCCATTTCCTTATCAGTTAGCAATTCAAATTCTACGTTCTCCCATTTGCCTTTACGTTTTACTCGGACATAAGCACCAGTCATTTTAATTAACCTCCTTTATCCAAATCATTCTTTAAAGCCGTTACCAGCCACCCCACCGGGCTCCTAATATTCTCTAAATATTTAAGCTCCTCAAAATATTTCTCTATTCTATCCACCGGATATTTTTTAAATAGGCCATCTAAAAAACTTTCCTTAAAGCAACCAGACACCAGGTCCAGCATCTCTTTCTTTAATAACTTCTCTTTTTCCTTAGAGGAGTTATCCACAGTTTCCACAGTTTCCACAGGAGAAACACACACCACATCTTGTTGTGTACTTTGCTTTACTTTACTTTGCTTTGCTTTGTCGGGTTTCTGCTGGGTTTCTGCGTCAGAAACTACCCCAGAAACCTTTTTATGATACAAGACCCGCATTTCTTCTCGCTTTTCAATGACTACACTTGCTCTCTTTTTTATACCATTAGAGGTTAAAACCTTCCTTTCTTCATAAATTTCACTATCAAAACATCCCCATTTAAGTGCAGTTTTTAACATCTTATTAAATTCTTCTACAGTTACTTCTACTTTTCTGGCGAGTATCTGGATAGTTTCTGCGTCAGAAACATCAATCTCAAAATTGTTCGTTCTAAATATCCGCTCCAAAATGATAAAGTAAAAAGCATAACCATTATTTCCATATAAGACCCTTAATGCTTCTATCTTTTCATCAGTTGAAGCATCGGTATCGTGAGGAAAATAATCTAACCCTTCTTTAATTGGTCTTGCCATTTATTTCTCCTAATTTTTCTATAATAAATAACTCTTTCAAAATAATTTAACTTTCTGATTTCTATTGCTTGACCACTAATTCTGGTCATTTCTAATCCTTCATTTATTTTTGATATTCTCCATTTATTATTTTTCATATTACCTCCTCAAAACCTAACATCTAAATCTAACTGCCCGGTTCTGGAATTTGACCTAATCCTTCTTGCCTTCAAAAATAATTTTATGGCCTGCCTTCTTATTCGTCTATAGCACTCTAATCCTTCTTCTTTATTCTCCATCCAGCAATAGCCACCTTTGTTTCGAGGTGTGCTAACTATGGGATATCCCTGCTCAATTAAGTCTGCAATTATGTTTCTAACCTGACGACAACTTATATCTTTTTCGATAAAATCAGAGATGATATTATTATATTCCCAAGTTATCTTATGTTGTGTTATAGACCTCTCATAACCTACGTGGGATTTAAGAATAGATAAAATAGATTTTTCTAAATCAGTCATTTATTTTTCCTCCTTATTATTTTTCCTTTCTTTTTAATTAATGTTAAGTAAAAAAAGACCAACTATCTTCATCTTCAAACCAACCTAATTCTAAAAGTTTTGCTATATCATTTTTATCGGTAACTAAACTATACTCACAAAACCATATTTGATCGTGTTCTGCCCGATAATCATAATCGTCCATTTTGTCTTTTGGTATATATTTTGCAATTATATTCATACCCTCAATAAATTTTTTATTGCTCACCTTATTTATCTCCTTTCTTATTTTTTATAGAAAACCTGTAAATTCTTATAGTATTTTTATAGTTCATTTATAGATTATTTTTAGGAAATTCCTTCTCCCAAAACTTTTTATCCTTATAACATTCCCAACATAATTTTCTTTCTTCCTCAGTCAATTTTTCATTATCTTCTTTACTTAGAAAATAAGTTAAGTGAAGTATTTCTGCTCAAAAACTTTAAAACTTTTGGTCCCTTCCTTCTCATAACCTTCATTGTCGAATTCTATTAATGCATATTTTCCTTGACTCATTTCTCCCCACATTAACTGATACTTCTCGCCTTGCTGGAGTAGGATAATTACTTGGTTATATTTTATAATTATATTTTTATTATCTTCGATTATTTGTATATCTATATCATCATTTGGATTACAAATTTCAATTTCTTTCTCAAGACATTTAATTTCAAATTCTAAAAATTCAATCGCTTTCTTCGTGTTCATTTAATCATCTCCTTTTCTTAAACATTCTTAATACATTTATCATATTCAATAAAGCAGTTATGCAACAAACAATAAATAGAACTGGTTGCCTACTGCTAAAATAATATGTTCCAAGATTCGTAAAAAATATTGCGAAGAATATATGCAAAGCTAATAATATCATTATTTTTTACCTCCTTTCCTTATTTTTTTATGAATATTCTATCTACATCAGAAATGTTAAGTTTTATGTCTTTAATGTCTTTATCGCAAAGTAGTATATGTGCGTATTTACTAAATTTCATCAATTTTTCTCTTTTTGTAAATAGAATATTTTCACCATTCTGCAGGACTACCCAATCTTTTCCTTTATAACTATAGTATTTTTCCCCTTCATCAACAGTAAAGTCACTCATTTTATTCATCCCCTTTCTTAAAATTTATAGAAAACCTAATATTATTTATATATTTTTATAGTTCATTTATAATAGTTCGTAGAATTTCTCTACATAATTCATAAGGTATACAAGAACGGTTTATTCTGTTCTTAATTCCTTGTGTCCCTGTTTTCGATCCTCTTGGTGCTTTCTCGTGGCAAGTATCCCCATTTTTACATATAGGTCGAGGTATCCATTCTGAACAGTTTGTCCATATATCCGTTGGTTTCATATATTTAGCCCCATATTGACAATATGTCACGGTCCTACGAATAGTCCCTTTAGGTAATCCAGATATAACTTTTCTCATCATCCCCCGTGGGTTCTCGATGAAAAAATATCTTGGAGATAAGTATTTAATTATTTCTATTGTTTTATTTAATATCATTAATCCTTGTTCTGCCTCTATTGTTTTCGGGATATAGTTATTTTTCCAATGTTTAGAAATACTTGCTATACTAAAAGTTGTGCAAGGTGGAGAAGCCCAAATAATATAAGGATCGATATATTGTAACGGATCATAATCCATTATGTCGCATATTATATCTACATCAAATCGTGGATCAATATCGGTAGTAAAGGTTTCACATCCCATTTCTCTTGCTACTTTACTAAAAGAACAAGTCCCTGCAAATAACTCAAGCGTTCTAATCATTTTATCTTGCTCCAATATTTTATATATATTTTGTGTAATAATTTATATATGATCAAGGACATCACAAATAATCCGTATGAAATTAGAATTTTATTCATAATTTACCTCCCTATATTTCATTTATAGATTATTTTTAGGAAGCCTCCCTCATCCAATCCACCCACTCCAGAAAATAATGCACTATCACTTGAGGGATAATAACAAAGACGATGCCTAAAAACAATATGAAGTAATCGAGAAGTTTCATTGTGATTTTTTTTCCTTCTTTTCCCAATCTTGACATATAATACATCCAGCTTTAGGTAAAGTTAAAAAAATACCACATTTCTCCTTATTGCAAAAATTCATAAAATTTCCCTTTTCAAACCATTTACAATTTTTACAATCTTTCATCTTTTCCTCCTCCTTAATTGATTCAACCTTACATCTGTTGCATAAGAATAACCAAGTAAAGAACCAATAAACATAATAATTGGGACTATTATTAATAACATCTTTTATCCCTCCCTATCCTTATCATTCAAAGCACAACCAACAGGAATATCTTCTTTGTATGGATCTATTATTTTGCAACCATTAAATCTACATCTAAATTCCCATATATCGAAAAAATAAGGGCAATGAAGGCATTTATCAACTTTTATTATTTTCATTTTTTTCTCCTTATTTAATAAATTTTTATAATGAATATAATTGCGAGGGGAGCAAGTCTTCATTAGTGTCTCGTTACTTGCCCCCCTTGAAAAGAGATAGCAATGAAGAAACTATCCCTCTTATTTTGCTTTTTTCTTTAGATAATTAACTAGCACTAAATACCTTTCTGGATTATCTATTAATTCTTTTTTTGCTTCTTCTTCACCCATTCCTGGCTTAAAGATATGTCCATCCTTATAGGGAATTTTACAACCTTCTAAAACAATATCTCCCCAAGTTTCTAAACGAGCATCAATAGCCATTGCCTCCAAGGTAATAAAATCATCTTTAGTAATTACAATTTTCTCTAAATTTGGATTTGTTTCTTCTTTTGGATTATCTTTTGCTTTTGCTTCCTCTCTTTTTTTCCTTTCCCCAATAATCCCCTTCTTACTATCTCCCATCCACCAACTTAACTTTTCATAAGCTTCCTCAAAACTTATTCCCTCAGCAATTAATTTTTCCCATTCTTGTTTTTCTTTTAAGGTGGCTTTCGAAGAACCAATCATTTTTTCTTTGATATAATTTATTTGTTTGGGAGTAGCAGGATTACTTTTTTTGTCTTCATTTGTTCCATTGTGAATAACTTCCGTAAGTTCTTCTGCGGATACTTCACCAAACCCTACAAATTCTAAAACCGTTCTATTTTTTGCTCTGGTTTCAGCGTGAGATTCAGCATTATGGTATCTTTTAGCCATATCTCTTTCTTTTTCTTTAGTATTACAAGCTCCAGTAGCTTCGTGAAATAATCCACTCCCCAAATGTGTTACCCTTGCTCTTTTATGATAGGTGATAGAATTGTCATCTTCTTTGGTATCCCAATCCTTAATTATCTCTACCGATAATCCAAAGAATCTTTCCAGTTTAACTCTCCATTGTTTAGTGGGAGCTTTTTTGTCCCCTTGTGATGTAGAAAATTTTATAAAATCCCCTTCCCTTTCTAATTTTTCTCTTAATTTTTGATACTCATCAAAGGTTGCAACCATCTCATCAATTTTCATTACTGGCATTATTTTAGTGGTTAAAATTTCATTAGACATTTAAATTACCTCCTTAATTTCTTTTGGATTTGGTTTCTTTCTCCTGCCGATCTTAATTAATATTTCATTAAGTTTCTCAGGATTAATCGGGATAATCTTATGCTCTTTTTCTTCTTTAAATTGTCTTGTAAAAACCGTATCGCATAAAGATTCTTTTTTAACTCCTGCCTTTTCACACATTCCTTCAAATTCTTCGATAGTTAATTTCATAGCACACCCCCATTTAACTTGTAATTAAATTTAGGTTCTTGTTTCTTTATAGTCAATCCTTCGTCAACCATATCATCATAAGTTAGCAATCCTTTTGTAATATCATCCTTTAATACGGCTTTCTTAAATTCTTCAACTACTTTAATATACTTCTCTTTTCTGTCCTCATCTTCTTTAGCCCATTTAAATAATTTAGTAAGGTCGTATTCCCAACTATCCGGCATAAGTTTATAAGTAACTGAACCTGCAGGAGTTTCTATTTTCCGCTTTTCTATAGCAAGAAGTTCTATACCTTTACACCACAATGTATTAAATTCTTCTGTCTTTACTTTGATTGTTTTCAATTCATTAACAACGGATTTTTTCAAATCGTCCTCTGCTTGAAATAATCTATCCTCAATTACTGTAGTTAATCTTGTAATCTCTGCATTATTTTTTTGACAAAGTTCTTCATTTTGCCTTTGTAGAATTAGAATATCCAATTTACATTTTCTAACTTCTTTTAAATCTTCTTCTACTGAATTTTTAATTCCATTATTTTCCATTTTTTAAAACCTCCATTTTTCTATTTTTATTTAATCCTAAAAAATCTAAATCTTTAAAATATCTTCTAAAATTCTTTCTCTCCTCACATACTTTTTCCGCTTCTTCAATACTAATTCCCTTCTCCTGTGCTAAATACTTTACTAAATGACCGTTCGACATTTCATTTACCTCCTAATTAAATAATATTCTTTAATTTCTTTTACATCATCCATACTCATCCCATATTTTTTAAATTCAGTTTCAACTTCTTCATTGGTCATTAATCTACAATCAAAATTATTCATAGTAGATTCGTCATCTTTTCTTATCTCATCTCTCATATCTACATATCCAACATCAAGTTTTAATTTCGGATAAGATTTAGTTCCACCTATACAAAAAATCTCTCCACTTTTAATTTCACTTATTTTCATTTCATTTAACCTCCATAATTAATATTTTTTAAATCGACCTCACAAATATTTGAAACAAATGAAGCTGGTATATCCCCCACCAAACCCAAACATTAGCAGTAATTAATATTCCCAATAAAATCCAGAAGAAATATTTATCGATTAGTTTAGTTAGCCAACTTTCTTTCTCTACTACTGGGATTTTTTTGTGGAAATAATTATATTCTGCTTCTCCCCAATTTAATTTCATTGTTTTTCACCTCCTTTCTATATGCCTGCCCTGACAGGATTCGAACCTGTTTTAACTGGTCGTGCTTTTTGTCGTCGCCATTCGGCTTTGCCCGAATCACTTGAATTGATATAAGCGTTTTCGCCAGAACGCCACAGGGCAGGCAATTTAAAATAAAATAAGCCAAATAAAAAACCAGACATCTAACAGGAAAACCGCAACCTGTTTGGGATATCTGGTTAATTATCTGGCTATTTAATTTTATTTTTTATATTATCATATGATTTACATATGATATATTATAGGACGTTCCCCAGATATCCAAAATATTCTATTGTTATTAATTTGGATATTTGAGCACCATAGCGGTTTTCTCCTTTTATTATAGTTTTTTAAAATTATATTCTTCTATAATTCTATCTATTATGTCTCTAGTATTCCGACTATGCGGGACAGTTTCACCCTTTATGTATCTGTAATAAGTGGGTAAACTTATCCCAACAATATGAGCCATAGTTACAGGACTAATCTGATGCTTATCAACAATTTCTTTTAACTTTAGGATTCTTTCATCTTTTATCATATGCTAATAATATCAAATGAAAATATCTTTGTCAAGCATTTCCTAAAAATAGTTAGGTAATATCTTGCTTTTCTTTTAATTAAAAAGTGCTGTTTTTAGGTAATATCTTGCTATAAATAAAAAAGACCGGGCGGAGGTGTTCCCGGTCTTTCAGGAGGAAAAAATGAAGGCTGGATTTCCCGCCAGCTTCGGGTTTAAGGATACTCTATAGGATGTAATATTTGAGGAAATTTCTCTTTTATTAATTCTTCAATAGACTTTTTTCCACTCATATATCTTTCTATTTCTGCCAACATTTGTCTATCTAATTTTTTGCTAAACTTTTCCTGCTTCGTATATAATAACCATTCCTCAATCTCTTTCTGGTATTTTATATCTAACTTCAATTTTTTGAACCAATATAAAGCATATAACCCCAATATATATCCCATAGCATTCCAGTAACTGGGATTAACCTCTACTATACGTTTTTTGGGACATAAGATTTAATTGAATCCAATACAATTTTAAATAACTCGTTATCAATCTTATTCGGACTTTTAATAACTGCATTATTTACCGAATCTAATAGAGAGTGAATACCTTTTTCTCCTACTATAGCCATTGCACGAATTACTATAAGAATAACATCTTCCACTTTATTTCATCTCCTTTCTCTTAAATTTTTGTTCCCATCCCAACTTTTTTATATTTATTTTTAATTTTCTCTTATAAAACTTTTGTCACAACGTTCACAATACAATTCTTTTCTATCCTCAATATGATAGGTATATTCTTTTTGATTTTGTCCACATTTAGGACATTCCCATTCAATTACATCTACCACAGGTTCAGAATATATTTTTGCCCTGACTATAGTAGTTTCTTGCATAATTGTCATTTTAATCATCTCCATTTCTTTATTTTTCTTTCGGATAAAATAATAATACAATAAGAACTATAGTTACTAAAACCCACCAATATTTAGCCAAAAATTCCATTACAAATTCCATTATTTTTTACCTTCTTTCCATTTAGTACCCTGGTGGCGGATCACAAGTTCCATCATCACAACTATCCTTCTTTTTCTCTTTCTTTTCTTCTTTTAATAGAAATATTATTTTATTGTTAATAATAGTGAATGGCACAAGTCCTACAATCCTGTCCACTTCCTTCCCATTCTTATAAAAAACCAATAATGGTAATCCTCTCAAAGGTCTAAACTTCTCTAATAATTTTCTATTCTTGTCTACATTTATTTTTACAAATTTAACTTTATCTTTATGAAACTCAGCCAACCTCTCAATGATAGATGACATCGTCTCACAAGGTTTACACCAGGAAGCCCAAAAATCTATTACGACGGGGATATTACTTTCCAAAATTTCTTCTTGAAAATTATCAATGGTTAGTTCTACAAATTTTATCTCATCACTTAAACCAGTTATAAAAAATAGACTTATGAAAAATAATGTTAAGATAATCGTCCTTGATATAAGTATAGATTTCATTATTTTATCCTTCTTAGAGGGACACATTGTCCTTTTTTGTCCCGCTTTCGTCCTTATTTATGTACTTTATGACCTTCAAAATCTTCTTTCGCATTGTAGCTATGTAATTATGCGTCTGGTGGCATTTGACCTTTTTAACCCATTATTTTAGGTATTAACCCACACTTTTCCGCTATTTTAATAACATTTGCCGGATAAAATTTATCGGTTGCATATCCGGCTTCCCAAATTTCCTGAATGAAGATCCGCATATCTCTTAAAGCCTCGTTGGTAAGTGCCCTTCTGTATCTTTTTAATTCTACGCCACCTATAATTATCGTTGAATTTTTTATTACGTTCACATAATCCAACATACATTCTTTATAAGTAAAGTATGCTCTAAAGGTTGCCTTTGGTATAAAAATATACTTATTTAATACTTTATCCCATTCGTGAGTCCCACAAGTTACATAACCATTCGTTCCTTCATATTTCCCCGGTTTAGCTTTTATGCCCAGAATATTATTAGATTTCTTTTTAGTTATAGTATCGCAAGGTATATATTTTAACCATCCCGTTTCCCAGATAGCCTGAGAAATAAAAGCAGAGGCAGGAAAACCAGAAATCTTTTTTACCTCATAGGCAATATCTTTTAATTGTCTTACTACCCACCATTGTCTAAAATTCATATCTTCTCCTCTCATTCCTATACATAAAGACGACATATTTCCCGAAAGTGCTATAAATAACATCTTCGTTCATTACGGTATAATCAACGTTTACTGAATCTAATATATTAGTCGCCGGTATAATATAATAGACGACCCAATATCTCCAATTCCAATTCTAATTTCTCCTGTTCGGTTGCATCCTCGAAAGTATCTAATATTTCTTCATAGGTCATTTTAATATACTCCAAAATATTATACTTAAAATTATAAAGCGTTAATTATTTATTCTTTATAAAATTCTTTAACATCGAGATAACCAGTCTCTGCTTCTTTTATTCTTTTAATAATTTTGGTTAATAAGGCATAGGTTCCTACACCATCGAATCTATAACGTTCTTTTTCTACTTCTAAATCTTTAATTAATTTATTTACTTTTATATCGGAAATCATTAATTTTCTCCTTTATTATTGGTCTTAACTGCTTACACTTATTAAAATGTGTATCGCTTTAGTTTTGTGCATCCCTGATGTAATATAAATGATACTATACCCGCCGAATTATTGACTCAGGAAACAATTCTGTATTCTTTACCTATATGGTGGAGGCGTCGGGAATCGAACCCGAGTCGAGTGCCGCCTTACTCTTTCAGTCTATAATATTAAGGAGGACTTACCCCTCGATAACCTTACGCCCCCACTATTTATAAATTTTTATCTTTAACTTACGGGGATCATCTATTAAAAATATATTCCTATCCCAGACAATTCCGTGTTTCTCATTAACCCCAAATACCTTTTGAGAAGGCAAATCCATTCTTCTTAAATCTCCTACTGAATGTATATCTCCACCTACAAAACTTCCATTCATTATTACACTTTCAAAAACTGCCTTACTATGAAAATGTCCGCAAAGCAAGAAGTCGGCATTTTCTTTAAATATTGCTAACATTTTATTGATATTTTGCATTTCTCTTTGCAGTCCATAATAAGGTATTCCTAACCAACTATGAGAAGTATCGCCATGCTCTAACCAAAATTTCATTCCGCTAATCTCTACTATCATGTGTTTGGCAATGGAATATTCAAAAAATATATTATGTAAATCTTTAAGACGATATTTAATATTACTATAAATAATTTGCTCTAAATTATCACTGGGAGATGAATCCTTTTTATTTGCCGTAGGTCTCCCGTGATTACCACCTACAACAGCAAATATTTTTATAACTGGAAAGTATTTAGATAGATAAATAATATAATCAGTAATTAATTCTTCAAGTTCAATTATTTGCCTGCTTACCCCAAATTCAATATTAGCCTGTTGATTACCCCGCATATAAGCACCTTCCATATTATCGCCAAGTAACATCAGATATAATTCTTCAGGTCGGTTAGGATAATACTCTAATATCTTCGCCATAGTGCCTGCAAGGTAATTTACCCTTTCTTTAGCAATGGTGGTATTATAATATCCCAAATCTCCTATCTCTATTGGATTCACTTCCAGACCATAATGAAGATCCGAAAATTCCTGGACCCACTTTTCTTTTTTCAAAGTGCCTTTTTCTATAACTGGTTCTAATCTATTTTTAGGTTCTAAACTATCAATAACCTTTTTAGTGATAGCTTCAATATCTTTATATATCTCCCGAGAAGATTTCTTCTTATCTATAGGGATAGGTTTTATATCTTTTTTATCCCTATGTCTTTTCGCCCCTTCTGTCGGGTATGCCCCGCAATTCTCACAGTGATACTTCTGCTTATTATGAGGATCAAAACCTCTTTTAGTTAATTTATCAGAGCCACATTCTGGACACTTTTCTATTTCTTTACCACCTCCTTATTATTTTTTTCAAAAAATCCAGCGACTACTTGAAAGAACTGACATTTTATTGCAAGATATATAAACGATATATATATAATCGGCAGTATTATTTTCCAACTTAAACTCAATTTAAGCCAAAGTATATAACAACCATAAAAGTATGGAATTAATATAATCCCTACAGTTGCAAATGCAATCCCTATCATTATTAAAACAGCCAATATGAATGCCATAATTTACCTCCTTATTATTTTTTTTCTATAAATTCTGTTATCTTTAATATCAAATTATTTATTGCCCTCTCGACCCTTTCCCCACTTTCTGAATCCTTCTTCGTTGCTTCCGTATTAAGGTCAAGTGCATGTGTTAAATGATTTGAAATTGTATTATCTAAAGAATTAATCTTCTTACGGAAATCTAGATAAAATAAAACCGCAAAAAAAAGAGCCACACTATTATTCAGTGCCATTTTTAGAATTTCTAACACATCTCATCATCTCCTTTATTTCTTCCGTAGTTTTTTCAGGCATAATATCATCTCCTTAATTTATTCTGTAGGTGCAACCAACTATAATTTCACTGGTATTTGCAAAATCTGTATCTGCTAAGGCTGTACTCGCTCCTGCTTCCGTAAGTTCCTGTAATTCTATTGTTGTTGTATTTATCACAGTATTTCCCATTATTTGGTTGGCAAATGTTATATTCCATACTCGTAGTACTGCCGCAGCCCACCCAGCATCATTATTTACTACCGTAAATGGAAGACCCGTAAGTAATGCTGCTCCTGTAGATGAACCTTTTGATGTTAAAGTCAACCGCCCACTTATAGTTACCAAATTTCCTATCTTCGTATAGTAACCAGTGTATCTATTATAAGTAATCCCCGTTGTTCCTCCACCAAAGGATACTCCCATTGTCCACGTACCCTCTTCATAATCATCAAGGGTATTTGCATCCGCACTGGGAGCAGCAGTCGCAGGGAAGGCAATTTGACCACCTGTAAGATTTATAGAGGTCGCACTTGCTGCACCTAAAGTCGGAGTAACCAAACTTGGAGAAGTATTATAGACTAACTTATCCGTTCCAGTCTCATCACTTATTACCCCTGCCAGTTCGGCTGAAGTAGTGGCGGCAAAGGCAGATAACTTATCTTCACGAAAGGCAAAACTTTTTCTTGCTGCACCAGTCGTTATTGTTGCATAATAAGTGTCCGTCTGAAACTCTACTGCCCCTGCTTCAGGAGTTGTGAGTGGTGTCCCAGAAGTAAACTTTAATGGTGCAGTAGAAGCAGTTGCTGTGCCTGCAGGTAAATGTAAACGAGCAGTAGGAGCAGTATAGTCACTTCCTATATAGATACTACCCCTTAATAATGTTTCTACTATATTTGTATCCCCAAGAACTACTTGATTACTCTTTGTAGTATAAACATTTGCTCCCAAAGCTGTTGAATTTACAGCATCTACTTTTTGGGAGGCATTATCTCCAGCAGCATATCCTACAAAGGTATTTGAATTTCCAGTGGTGATTTTATCACCTGCATAAGTTCCCACTGCTGTATTTTGATAGCCAGTACTATTGGCATAAAGCGCATTATACCCCAAAGCTGAGTTATCATAACCTTCAGTATTAGTCCAGAGAGAATATGTTCCTATTGATGTATTTTCATAACCAGTAGTATTACAACGGAGTACCTCTACTCCCATTGCAAAATTATCATTACCGCTAACGTTAGTATAAAGAGCTTTGTATCCTATGGCTATGTTTTCAATTCCTATGGTATTAGAATATAAAGCACCGTATCCTAATGCTAAATTCTCGTATCCTGTAGTATTAGAATAAAGAGCATTTACTCCTATGGCTGTGTTTTCACTACCAGTAGTATTAGAATAGAGAGATTTATATCCAACGGCAATGTTATAATCTGCTGCATTGGTGCTGGTAGCACCAAAATAACCTGCTTGATAACCAACAAAAGTATTATCTATCGCTCCAGAAGCTACATTTTTCCCTGCCTGATAACCTAATTTAATATTGTAATCTACTGTATTATCAAAATAAATTAAATCAGTAACGGTTAAATTAGTCGTAAAGGTCGGAGAAGTCCCATATACCAACACACCAGTTCCAGTCTCATCGCCTACTATTGCTGCAATCTCGGCAGAAGTATCAATATCAGTTGCTGCAAGACCTCCACCCGCACCTCTTACTTCTGCCATATCTACTTTTTTTAAAGCACTATCCGTTGCATCCCAAATCATCATATAATCAGCATCAGCCGAAGTTACATCGGTTAATCCACTTATTACATCTGGAGCTAAATGTTCGTGGTCTATACTTGCGTCAACATATTGGTCGCTATCAATAGTATTAGCCGCATTGGTTAATACCGTGCCAGTAGTCGGCAAAGTAACATTGGTAGTATTGGTTAAGGTCAAAGTAAGTGCATAAGTCCCTGCCCCACCTATAGTTATGGTTTCGGCAGCATTGTTGGCAATACCAGTACCACCATAAGCCGCACCCAAAGCAGTAGTTAATCCAGTTAAAGAAGTTATGTCAGAATTCGCCCCTGAATGAGCCAATCCTACACCCCAAATTGCTTCCATTTCCGTTTCAGCATCTATTTCAGTCTTTAAATATCGAAGTCCTAATTGTGTCTGTATTGCCGAAGTTACCCCATCAAGATAACCAAATTCGGTTAAAGACACGGTATTGAATATAGCATCGATTAAATCCATATTAGCATTGACTGTATCAAAGTAATCCACAGTTGTATCTTCACTTGCTGGTTTAACCAATAATAAATTAGTAGTAGTTGTAGTGGTAGAATATCCTACTATATAGGCAATTAAACACAAACATATAAATATAGGTATAAATATTTTTTTCATTTAAGTCTCACTCCAATTCGAAGAACCTTTAGATTTTTCGGTAAAACTTGATGAACCTTTAGAAACTTCAGCAAAGTTGGAATTATCCTTATCTGCTTCGGTAAAATTATTATCAATTTTTATTCCGAAATAATCTTCCATATCTCTACGAGTTACCGTAGCCCCTGCATCACCGTGAATAGCTAATGCTATTTCTCCTCTGGTATTATATGTCCCAAAAGCACCACGAGGCACTTTTACTGCTCCCCTCTTTTTTAACCATTTAGATGAACTTTTAGAAGTTTCTGTCCAGGTCATTTTGCTCACCTCTGTTGACATTTATTTAACTTTCTGATATATGATATTCATAATAACGGGGTAGGCGGACCGAGTTTTGAAATACCGAAGTCTATTTCGGTAGGTCATCTCCTTGCTTGGCTCGCCTATCACTTCAGGAGGTCTATTATGAAAACCTATGTTAAAAAAGTTTCCCATACCATTCTAATCGGTTTAATTATACTGTTAATCATTACAGTAATTTATTTAGTTATACCGAAGTATCAGATACAGTCGGTTAGGGTTGATGATGATACTGTATTAATTACTAAAATAAATACCCTAACTGGCGATATAGATACTAATTATGAAAGATATTCACCCCAAAAAAGTGGAGAATCTACGAAGTTAAAATTTAGATTTTAAAAATTAAATTTCAATTTAGTAGATTGTATATTCAATTTTGGTTTAGTAAATATTAACTTACCACTTTTAGGTATAGTTATTTTAAATGGTTCTTTTGCTCCTTTTTCTTCCCAAGTTTGAACACCCACTCCAAAGAAGGCTGTAACTCCAGCTCCTACAGACCTTCCAAATCCTCCATCAGCATAAGCTTCGGCTATGTCTTGAATATACATAGGGATAAATTTTTCTTTTACTACCGTTTCAAAGGTTATATCTTCACCTTCAAAGGTTTTTGCCCCAGAAATTAATTCATTTATTAATGCTGGAACGGGAGCTAATTTTCCTTCAATAAATCTTAATAAAACTTCTTTTCTGGTAGTAAAAGGATATTCTTCTTTACTTAAAGAAATAATTTCTCCCGTTGCCGTATTTTTTCTTTCTCCTGTAATTAATTGAGAAAAAACCCTACACCATTGTATAAATCCTCCCCAAATATCCCATCTCGTATTTCCTATTCTAATTTTCCCAAAATCAGAACTTCTGGGGTCAGGTTCAACATCCCCTAAACCGCTTGCCTTAATTAATACAAGTAACGTTACTCCCGCCGCAACGAATTTAGCAAAATCACCTAAAGATTTTATTCTTATTTCTTTAGGTTGTCTTGCATACCAAAGAGGATTTAAAGCATTAAATCGTGCCATAATTAAACGGGGGGAAAAGAAGGTAGTATTTAACAACGGAGTTATTCTATTTAAACTTCCTAAACTTCCTCTACCAGTAAAAACACTTACCACATCTGCGGTAGCTTTGAATAATTTTATATCTTTTACTGGACTAAATCCTCTTGATAAATATTCATTAGCAAAAAGTTTAAAAACATCTACTCTTAATTTAGTTAAAAAACCTACATAACATCTTTCGGAAAATTTTATAATTTGCCCTATTATTGGTATTTGTTGTATTAAACGAGAGATAAATGCTTCTTCATGTCCACTTGCCGAAAACCTTGCAGGGTCAGTAATAGGTAAATCGCTTTTTCTCATTAAAGGATATAATTTATCTTTGGGTAAATCTTTAAAGTATTGTTCAAATGCTTTAGGAGTAAAGGCAAATTGAAAAGTCTCTCCCATTGCCTTTGCGGCAATTACAGGATGAGAGGCAACATAAACAACACCTTGCCTTAAGAAACCAGACATATCGGCAGTGGCTAATATTGCCCTCGGTATATTAGCTATATCAATAAGGACATCAGCAATTTTAAATCCCAATGTTCTTTTAGAGAGGATACTTTTTATTAAATTAGTCCCATAAATTTCCTCTAATAAAACTAATCCTTTGGGAGTAGGAAGTTCTCCAGACAATATTTTAGTTAATTCATTAGCGGCACTTATTTTTTCCCACTCATCTAAAAATGGATGTTTAAAAGTTCTATTATAAAGATCATCTAATTCTGGTTTAGTTAATTTATCTTTAACAGGTTCAAATGCTAATTTGGGTTCGGCTAATTTTCCTTTTAATTTAGATAAGGCAACTATATATCCCTGTTCTCCACCAATATCATCAATTGCCCTTTCTACTTCTCTAATTCTTTTTGCTCTTTCCTTTGTATATTCCGTTTCAAGACGTCCCCTTAAAGGTTTAGCTTGTTTAATTAATTCATTTAATTTAGCTATCGGATCGCCTATCGGTTCTTTTGCCATCTCTTTTGTAAGAGGAGAAGGTGGAATTGGAGGTTTAATAGGAACTTCTTCTTTAACTTTTTCACTAACCACTTCTGGTTCAGTCGTGACTTTTTCAGGTTCAATTACCGCAGGTTTCTCGGTAACTGGTATAGTCGCTTCTGCTTCGCCTTCTGCTTTTAGACCAACGGCTTGGTTGTAAAAATCGGTAAGTTGGTATTTATTTAAAAGTTTTTCGGGATTTGCTACAATTATTTCTTGAACGGGATATTTAGATGTACCTCCCAATGATATGGCATCATATCCTTCTTTAACCGCTTTTTCTACTTCTGTTTTTTCATTAAATAATACATCTTCTACAATTTTATCGGATATATTTTTAATTTTTAATTGTGATATATCCACTTCTATAATCTGCGGTGTAGCATTTTTATATTTAGATATCATTCCCATTCTTCCAGTAATGTCCATTGCAAAATCCTTTGCAGATAAAATATCTTTTGTTAAATAAACAAAATTCTTTGCCTCTGGAAGTGTATATAAAAATTCTCCATTTAATTTAGTAAATGGTTTTAGTCCTTCTTTTTTTATTCCTTCCAAATGAATAGAACTTGTTCCGTGATAGGCAATTTCCCCTTTTTGTTTTAATCCTTCTATAAATTCCTCTATATTCCCATACTTCCTCGCTTCCTCTGCCAACGGTTCAAGTTCTTTGGGGATAGCAACCTTCGGAGTGGGTTCAACGATAGGTTCTACTTTTTTAGGTTCTTCGACTTTAGGAAGTTCGGGAGTAACTGGGACTTTAGGTTCTACCTTTGTAACTTGATTATAAAAGTCTTCAATACTTTTAAACCCTGCTGATTTAGTTAATTCAACTACATTACCCATTTGATTATAAGGAACAGGAGCTTTCGGTATTGTTTTGAGTTCACTATTATAAATTGCCTTCTCCCATTCTTCTTCTGTTTTATACTTTTTTGTTTCTTCTGCAAGTAGATTAAGTTCTTTAGGGATAATAGGTTCTTTAACTTCTGCCTTCGGTATTTCCTCTTTCTTCTCATATCCTAAAGCAACTGCCTTTGGCTCGGCAAGTATAATCCCCTGTGTTTCTGCTACTTTTCTTATTGCTTCTTTTATATCCCCTTTATTTTTTATAACATTATCAACCGCTTCCATTGTTTTATTAGTTATATAAACACTACCTACTGCACTCCCACCTAACCCACCTAACACTAAAGCCATAGCCAAACCACCATAAGCAGCTTGTCCCATCTGTTTGACTAATGGTTTAATAGACCAGTCTTGAGGTAATCCAACGGCTTGTTTAATCGCTTTTTCTATAGGTTCCATCTCTGCTTCTTGCCAAGATTGTAAAGCAAGGTCTTTTATAAATTCAACCCCTAATTTGCCATATTTACCAATTAAGTTTTTAGCTCCCTCATTTATAAGTGCTTTTCCACCTACTTTTAATAATTTAGTAACTCCTAAAAATACCGGTAATTCAGTCGCCATTTCACCAACACCACCCAATAAACCACCTGCTACCATAGCTAAATAAGGTGCTTCTTTACCTAATGATTCATATTCTTTTTCAATATCTCTTGCGTGCGCACCAGTTGCACCTACACCGAAAGGTATCATTTGTGATACACGAGTAGCAATTTCTGCGGTAGGTTTAGCGGCAGAAATACCACCAACAACAGGCATACCAGCCCCAAGTATCCCTGCACCAATTATTTGTGGTGCGGATTGTAGACCAGTACTAACTAATTTTTTTAACCAATTTTTACTTTCTGCTTGTTCTGCACTTTTGGTTGCTATCTTTTCAGAATCTTCTACTATTTTATTTAAAAGACTTGATGTCGTTCCCCAGTCAGGGTCTTTACCAAACTTTTCTTTAAACTTTTTCCCTTGTTCAGTTTCGGGTATAAGTGTATTAATAG